GTGGCCGGTTTGGGACGCCATCCGCAAGACCTACGTGGTGACGAAGGGCATCGACCTCACGCGATTCAAGCCGCTCGACCCGGCGCCGGAAAAGCTATCCGGTGAGCCGGCGATTCTCTACTACGAGAACTGGCGAGGGCAGAGAAATCCATTGCTGATCTGCCTCGCCATGCTGGAGATCATCAAGACGCACCCGAAGGCGAAGCTCCATCTCTACAACTGTCCGGGTGGAAAAATGTTCGACACCTTTCAGAAGCTCATCAACCACTGCCGGTGGTACACCTTCATCGGCTCGTTGAAGGGGCAGGAGAAGGACGCCGTGAAACTTTTGAACCGGGCTGACATCGTTGTGTCAGGGCTCTATCCACTGTACGCGCGGGGCATTGAAGCCTTCGGCTGTGGCAAGGCGTTCATCGGGCCGGGCTACCGGGAGTCCGGCTATCCCTACACCTGCGATCTCGAGTCCGGGAGCATTGCTGGCGCGATCCTCAAATGCTGGAACGAATACGGAAAGGTGGATTTCAGGCAGTGGGCGCAGGATCACCATGATGTTGCGAACACCGTGAAGGAGTGCGTTGATGTTTATAAACGCTTTGCATAGCCGGGCCTTTTTACAAGGCGAAAGGCGGGCGACGCAGACGGACCTACCGCCTGACTGGCAGCCGGGCAACGGATACTTGGCGCTGTGTGAGTGTGCTCCGTGCAAGGAAGCGCGCTTGAAGCATCTGGGACATGCTAACCCGTGGAAACGCTCCGATGACGCTGGTAAGCGCTAAATTTGCTTCCGTCTCCGCTCTCCGCGACGCCATCGTCGCACCTGGGCACATGGACGCCGCGTACGCGGAGAAGATGATTCATGCCGTTCCAAATCTGCCCACGGTGAAGGATCGCGCGCGCTACTTGGTTGAGAAGGCAAAGGACAAGGTGGTGCTGGACATCGGGTGTACCGGGCCGATCTCACTGTCGATCAGGAAATCCTCCAAGAAGTATTACGGCGTTGATCGTGTTGCATCGGAGGGCGTGGTTGCGGTGGACATCGACCATCGGCCCGACCAGATCCCAGTTTACGAGGACGCGGAAACGGTGATCCTCTCCGAAGTAATCGAGCATCTGGCAAACCCGGGGTACTTCCTGATGGCGCTGAAGAAGCTCTACGCCGGGAGGACGTTCTATATCACGGTTCCGAACGCAGGGGCGTACACCGTCAAGGACGAGTGTGAGATCGTCAACAAGGATCACGTCGCGTGGTACTCCTACACGACGCTGAAAACCCTCCTGACTCGATACGGATACGAGATCAAAGAGGCACGATGGTACGGTGTCGGCGGGCACAAATCGGAAGGCATCATCATGGTTGTTAGCACTGGATAGGCACAATGAGTCAAAAATTCATTCAAGGAGCAACCAATCACCTGAACTGGGTAATGGTTGATAGTACCGATTTCGCCACGCCGGAGTCCGCGTTATCGGCAGCGACCAAGATCAAGATTTACGGGCAGTTGAATACCGCGGCTGGCACGAACTTTGTGTCAAGCGGCACGGGGTCACTCACCAACGACATCACCCACGTCGGGGCAAGCGCAACCGGGCAATATCACATTGCGCTTGCCGTCGCTGATCTCTCGGACGCTTCTGCCGCGTTCTACGATCACTACGTCATCACCTTGTCCGCCACGGGGGCGGCCTACCAGACCATCATCGCTGACGGGGAGCGCACGGACACCAGCTACATCAGCGCCCTTTTGAGCGACATATACAGCGCGGTCACGATAGGGAATTCCAGAGTGCTGCTGGCGCAGTCCTACGCCTCGGACGCTCACAGTGCCGCAATTCTTGCCGCGTCCACGGCCTCAGAGGCGCAGAGCAATGCGCTCCTGATTCTCTCGCGCCTGTCGGACTTGGACTCCAGGTTGGCGAGTGACGTGAGCGACATTCTTTCCTCGACCCGGGGGTTGAGCGACTTCCAATCCAAGATGTCGGATACGGTATCGGACATTCTTTCGACGCTCGGGAGTCAGTTTGCCGTCCTCAGCAACTACCAAAGCAATGCCAGCAATTATTTGAGTTACATCAGCGGCATCGTGTCTGGGCTTGGTGCCGGTCAAAGCACTTCTGCTATTGCCGATAAAGTGTGGAGCGACTTTGGCTCGAAAGCGGGCGCCACGCCGAGCCAGTTGTACTCCGTGCTGCTACTGGCGGCGTCCAGTGTCAGCGACGTGCAATCCTATCTCGTTGACATGAGCGGGATGCTTTCCGACACGCACTCCGCTGCTGTGGTAGCCCAGTCTATCGGGGCGTCGGATTTGAGCGATCTGCGGAGCGCGATCGCAGCGGGGCCTGCCGCAACGATCACGGCATCCGATATCAGTGACATTGCATCGGCAGTTGGTGATGCCCTGGCAAGCCGCCTGTCGGACATTCTCTCGGCGGCGGTTCAGACCAATTCCCGCGTCCTGGTTGTTCAGTCGCTGGCCTCTGACGCCTACTCCGCTGCCGTAGTGGCGCAATCTATCGGTGCGTCCGACATGTGCGACTTGAGGAGCGCCATTGCCGGAGTAACCGCTGTCGTGAGCGCATCCGACATTTCGGATATTGCGAGCGCAGTCCGCGCGGCATTGGTGAGCGACCTCTCTGATATTCTTTCCGCTGCGGCGCAAACCAACTCCCGTGCGCTCGTGATTCAGAGCATGGTGAGCGACGTGGACTCGGCTCTCAGTTCGCAGTTCGCCGTCAACACGTCAACGCTCTCCGACATTCATTCGGCAGCCATTCTTGCGGCCTCCAACGCCTCGGAGGCGCAAAGCAACATCCTGCTGGTGCAGTCGAGGCTATCTGATTTTCAATCCGCTTACACGAGCGACATCAGCGACGTGCGATCCATGCTGACCGCATTGAGTGACGCGATCTCGAACGTGGACTCCGCAATCAATAGCCAGTACAGCGACCTTCTCAGCACGATGGGGAGCCAGTACAGCGACCTCAAGAGCGCCGTTGGCGCAGTATCGGTGACGATTGGCGCGTCTGACATTTCCGATCTCGCTTCGCAAGTGGTATCAGCCATAACCAGTGCCGTGATGGATGTAAACGTCGTTGCGGTTGCCGGCGTCTCCGTTACCGGCACTGGTGTTGTCGGCGATACATGGGGGCCGGCGTAATGAATACCTGGGGAACGAGTTGGGGATCTCCTTCAGCGTGGGGCGATTCCTGGGGTATCGGAATCACGGTCGAGGATGGCATCGGCTTGGCTCCCGTACGGCCCCCGACAGTGGATTTCGTGTTCTCCAACGGCTGGTACTCCCGGAGCTTGGTGCTGCCCAAAGCAAGCTATCCGCAGCACCGACATCTGTTCCGCGCGGAGAAACAGCGGGCGGTAGCCCAGGACAACGGCGAACTCCGGGAAATGATGGAGATGTACTCCCGCTGGAGACAGGCGGCGTGAAGGAGATCGAGTGCGTTGTGCATTGCCCGTCCTGCAACGAGGTGAAGTTCACCGTGTTCCGGGTGCCGACCGGGAACGAGGGCGTGTTTACGAACGTGACGGAGCCGCCCGAGGCGTTTGCAATCCGGTGCCAGTGCGGGGCCGTTCTGGAGAGGAAGTTGTGAGCGAGTTCAAGATTTCAGGCGCGTGTACTTGTTGCGACGAGCTTTGCTTCGAGGTGCTGGCGCGCTGGTCGGAGAACGAGCGGTATCCGGGTGAGCCGAAGCGGCTGGGTCCGGCGACGAATGACGCAACCCGGATTACGTTCCTGTTGATGGACGGGAGCCGCGCGGACTTCACTTTCTGCGGGAAGTGTGCGGAGGCTTTGAACCCGGGGCAGTACCCGGACATCTGGCGAAAAGCATTGCGCTCCTTCCAGCGGGAGATGAGCGAGACGGCGCGGCCGTGGTTCAACACGCAATTCGTGAATGGCATCCTGGCCGAGATGGGCCGCGTTAAATGGACGGAATTGACTCATGGCTGAAGCACCTGAAGTAATTGAGGGCGTACGAGTCTCGCGCGCGCGCAAGCGCATGGACTCCTTGAGCATCAAGAAGGAGGAGATCGCGCAGCGCGTGATCGACTTCTACGCGAAGGACAACGAGGAGCGGTCGGACGAGGTTGAATCCCGGTTGCAACGGTATGCCAAGTACAGGATGTGGGTCGAGGGCAAGGACTGGCCGTGGGAGGATGCCTCCGACGCCGCCATCCCCGACATGATGACCGCCTCCATGCGGCTGCAGGACACACTCCACAACGCGGTGATGAGCCAGCGCCCCCCGATCATGTCGAAGGCCACTCAGGACCGGCCGGACAACCAGGAGCGCGAGGAGAAGATCAATCACTTGCTCGACTGGCAGTTCTTCGAGGAGCAGCCCGGGGAGAACATCGTCGGCCAGATCGCCGACGACTTCGTGAACGAGGGCTTCTACACCTGCTATACGCCGTGGATCAAGGAAACCCGGTACATGGAGACGGTGCGGGTACACGACCCGATGCCGCCCGAGATCATGCCGGTGGATTACTTCCTCAGCATCCTGCAGGGCGAATTCCCGAGGGGCGAGTTGACGCCGGCCAAGGATGGCTGGGACTGGAAGATCAAGGACGATAACGGCAAGCGGGCGAGGGCTTCATTCTTCACCAAGGACGACGGCTCGGTGGAGATGGAGTTGGGACGCGAAACCGTGGTCTATGACGGCCCGCGGGCGATCCGCAAGAACTGGCAGGACGTTCTTCACCCGGCGCGCTGCGAGAACCTGCAAATCCCGGGCCCGGCGAATCCGACCGGGGCGCCTCACGCCATCCTGCGCGACTTCCCGACCGTGGACGAGTTGAAGCGGTTATACGAGCAGGGTTTCTACGACCTGATGACCGAGGAGGACGCGGAGACTCTGGGTGTCAAGCGCATGGACACCTCGCACCAGGAGTCCGAGGAGCAGAAGGACACCATGCAGGGGCACGTCGAGCAGAAGGATCCGCCGAAGGGGGCGGAGTCCCACAAAACGCTCACCCGGTTGATGTGCTTCGACTGCTACGACATCAACGGCGACGGCCTGGACGAGGACGTGATCTGGTGGGTGATCCTCGAAACCAGGACGGTGTTGCGGGCCAAGTACCTGACCCAGATGTTCCCGATGAACCCGCCCAAGCGCCCGTTTGCCGAAGCTGGTCTATTCCCTGTTCCCGGCCGCCGCTACTCCATCGGCATCCTCGAAATGATGGAAGGGCTCCACGACATGCTCAAGATGAGCTTCGATCAGGGGATGGACGCCGGCACGATCGCAAATGCCCCGTACGGATTCTACCGGGCATCTTCCAACATGCGGCCCGAGGTTATCAGGATGTGGCCGGGGGAGATGTATCCCCTGACCGACCCCAAGAACGACGTGCACTTCCCGACGATGGGAAACCAGAATCAGACGTTCATGTTCAACACCCAAGCCGTGTTGACCCAGATGGAGGAGAAGCTGACGAACATCGGGGACTTGCAACTGGGCCGGGTGCCGCAAGGCAAGGCTTCAGCCCTTCGCACGGTGTCCGGGATGCAGACCGTTCTTGCTCAGGGGGACGCGCGGCCGGAGCGGGTGCTGCGCCGGTTCTTCCTCGGGCTCACTCAAATCTGGGAGAACTTCCACGCACTGAACGAAATCTTCCTGCCGGACGAGAAGCGGTTCATGCTGTGCGGCTATATCGACCCGCGGAAAGACCCGTACGCGACCGCCAAGAAATCCGAAATCCGGGGGAAGTATCGCTTCACCTTCTCCCAGAACGCGCTGAACACCAGCAAGGAGGCATTGCAGGGCTCGCTCCAGGACTTGATGGCGGCGTACGTGAGCCCCCTTGCTATCCAGTTGGGCATCATCAAGCCGGACGGCATCTACCGGCTGCTACGGGACTACGGGCGCGCGAAGGGGCCAGACCCGGACAAGTATCTGTCTCCCCCGACCCCCGGGGCGATGGAGCCCCCGATCAGCGTCGAGGATGCGATCCTGATGATTATGGATGGGGCGCTGCCGCAGGGCTCCCCGATGGAGGGCACGCAGGCCCATTTCCAGAAGTTGCAGGAGTTCGCGCAATCCGACGAGTTCGGGTATCTGGCGCCGGAGCACGTACCGCTATTCCGGGCCTACCTCGAGCAAGTGGCGCAACTGCTCATGGCGGAACAGCAAGCAGCCCAACTCGGAGCCGCGGCGCAGCAGTTCGGAGAGGGGATGCAGCGGCCGGGTATGCCGGGGCCGGAGGGTAGCGCGCAACCCGGGGCGCAGGCGATGCCGCCGGTTCAGGGCGCCGAGTTGCTGGATGAAACGCTCCCTGGCGCGGGTGGCGGGGCCAACCCTGGGGCGCCGGCATGACCTACGACCGTGCCGAGTTCAAGGCAACGCTTGCCGACAAGGCGAAGAAGCGCCAGTCCGAGACGCTGCCGGCCATGCGCGCCCTGCAAGTGGCCGGCGTCATCATGGCGAAGCTCACAACCGGCAGCGAGGAGTGGAACCGCTACCTTTCGTACCTGCAGGGGCAGATCGAGAAAACCCGGGGGCGGA